TCTACAGCATCAGTCATTCCCTTTGCTCTCGCTACATTTTCTAGTGTCTCAAGATTTTGCTTGCTTGTTGTAAATCCATTTGCTGATGCCCACTTTGCAGACGGTGGTTTAAATCTCAAGCCAGCAAGTTCATTAGTTGGTATAAATTTATAACCAATAGCATTACAGTCCACGCATCTATTTGCTTTAGCATAAGGTGTGCCATCTTTTTTTGTCTTATGTATATGTCCTTTACCATGACATGTTTTACATTGAACTGCACGAGTTTTATATATCTTATCCGTATGTGTATTTATAAGTTCTCTAAATTCTGGGTCACGCATATATGGGTCTGTGCTATTTGCCCATAATGTTTTGTCTTTTACTTTACGTGAGTAGATTACCCAAGATAATTGCTCTGGTGAATTAAGATTAATAGGTGTATCACCCATAAGAGTAGCAATGTGATTCTGCAGTCCATTTATCAACTCCTTCTTTTCTTCTTCAAACTCCTTACGAACTTCTTCTAGTTTATCACTATCTACTGTAAATCCACGTTGGTACATTCTAGCTAATGTAACACAGACTTGATTAGTTAGGTCTACTGTTCCTAACAACCCGGCATCACTAGAATTGAGGCGATACATAATTTTATCAGCCAATTGCTGTGTTGCATGAAGGTCAGCAGATAAATATTCACATAGTTCATTATATGGTATGTCACGTGTACTTACTCCATTCTTAAAGTATTCTTTTAAGGTGTCTTGTTTCTTTGTATCTAAATCATATCTTTCTGCACAAGCTTCAAGAGACAAAGGTTCTTTGATGCCTCGTTGTAAAACATATTCTCCAAGCATGGTATCAAAAACAGGGCCATCATACTTAAAGCCTGACTCCCACAACCATAGTAAATCGTGTGCTGCATTGTGCATGATAAGTACCGTAGCCTCATCTAAAAACCATTGCACACGCTCATAATAATCCTTTTGATTAGGAACATCAGCATGGTCAAACGGAAAGTGTCTTTCCTGCCCTTGGTCAGTCAGTACACCCACCATGACCAAAGTATTCTGTGGCTCAAACGGGTCAAGGTGCATCTTACCATTTCGATGCGTTACTGTATTTTCTACGTCAAGTGTTACTTTCATTTATATTCTCCTTATGCTGCTTTATATAATCTATTGCTCTTTGCAGCACTTCCATATCATCATCAAATCCACCAAGAGAGCGATTACATTTATGACACAACCAACCTCTAAAAGTATCTGTGTCGTGGCAATGGTCAATAACCCATGCTCCATTTTTAGTATTACCCTTACCAGCTACTGCCTTTTCATCATGTAAACATATGGGGCAAATATATCCTTCTTTGGGCATACCATATTGCTTTCTCAGTGCATCTCTTACTTTACTTAATTCATTATTACACGATTTACATTCAGGACGCAAGTAATTTCCACCTGAATGCCAACTAAATTTTGTCAGAGGAAGATATTCATTACATTTACTACATGTTTTACCTTCCCCTGCACCTAAGTCATAGTCTTCTAACTCAAACAGGTCAGCTTGTATCATGCCGCATACCTGCCAGTTACATAGTCTAACTCACATGTTATCTGACAATGCCTACCACTTAATTTATTCTTAACAATGTTAAGGTGACGGCTCATGTCCTCTGGTGCATTTGGGTCTGTATCAGCAGTTACAGGATTTTTAGCAATCAGTATCATTAAGTCTGCTTCGGCAGCTTTTCCTGTACGTGAGCCTTCCATCATGGATTGGTTCAATACAATCTTGCCTTCTGCTTCTGCAGATAACTGTGACATATAAAACACAGCGCACTCATATTGCTTGGCAATCATACGTGCATGAATGGCATTAGCCTTGAGTGCTTCATCTGGTCTAGCAAATCCACCTGAACGAGCAAACTTATCTCCCATGTCCAAAAGAATTACATCAGGCTTGTATGACTTACAAACGGACTCTACCCATGCCATGTCACGACCTGTAGCATCTTTTATCTTTATCTTTTCTTTGATAGGTGCGTACAGGTCACGTGCCTTACTAGGATTATTCTTAATTTGTTTCATGGACATTCCTGTTGCAGCAGTAAGATATCTAGCACCCACACGGTGGCTACCTTCTTCGTTACACAACACAATGCAGTTAGCACCCTGAGATGCAAACCCACCCGGACTTGCAATCAATGAAGCATGAAAAGATGTTTTACCTGTATTAGGTCTAGCACCTATCTCAATCAAATGCCCAGCGTTTATGCCCTCAATAACACCTGTTAATGTAGGAATGTTAAATGTCCAACGTGCTTCAAGGTCATTCTTTTCAAGAAGTGTTTCAATGTCGATGTCATCCCACTCTACATTTAAGTCAGGTGTAAAGTCATCATTATACTGCTCTAGTATCATTCTAAGAGGCTCTAAAGAGGTTTGTGAGCCATTCACGTAGTCAAACCCCAGATTAGCAATATCCTCGCCTATGACCTGTTGAAACAGCTTTGACAGAACTTCCTGTGCAATGTCATTGCCCATAGGGGCTTCTTTATGAACCAGCTTAAACAGATGATTAAAAGACTGCTTTTGTGCTGTAGTCATAGATGGATTGTTTGACATAAACAAAGCCTCTACTTCAGACGGTGTAATACTACGATTATACATAGTCATTGCACTATCTATTGTCTGTTTTATCTTACGAGCATCTTTGCTAAACAGACGGTCAGGACATCTAGCCCCACGATTATTGTCGTAGAACTCTTTATCCATCAAAGTACGTATTAGTGATAATTCCATTACATTTCTCCTATGTTAGAAAGACCATCAAGGTCTTCGGGGTTTCGGTATTTAATATCGTCCTGCAAGCGCAAGACTTTTACAGTGTCTACATGCCCACGTAACTCTTTTGCAATCTGCAGTGTATTGGGTGACGCATCAGGGTCTAGGGCTATTATTGCTGTTGAGAACCGTGAGAGATAAGTTTTATGTGACTCTGACAAAGATGTGCCTAACACTGCAACCCCGACAAAACCCATGTCTCCGACCACTGCCGCACTCACACAGTCCTCAACAACTACTGCGACATTACCACATCCAGTTACATAAGGCAAGTCACTTTTTCCATATCTTTTCCATTTAGGTAAAATATATCTAATTCCACGACCAATCGCATCTACTATCACGCCATTGTGTACAATCGGAAATACAACACGATGGTCTTTTACGTCATACAACAAGTTTAGTTGTTTTTCATCTATGCCCCATTTAGCACACCAAACAATAAACTCACGACCATCACGTTGAGGTACAATATAGTTGGGCATTTCAAATTTGTCCAAACTTTGGACAGCAGTTTTACGCAACTTCATTATATCATCTACAGATAAATGAGTTTTCTTTGTACCAGATACATTGCAGGAAGCTTTATAACAATTCCACAGAATAGACCCCATGTTGTTGGTTACGGTAAATGTTTTGTAACCACCACAATTAGGACAATTCATTCTCTTTGTTTGTCCATTATCTATATCTATATCATTTATAATGTTATATATATTCATTATATATACTCTTCCTTTGCGGCATCTACAGTGCTTTTATCACGATTTTGACGCTGTGTCAATGCTAAATTTGCACTTGCCAATGTATTTTTCATGTATGGTTTAACTGACTGTGGATTAGCATGTCCTGTAACCGACATAATATTGCCCATAGACACCCCTGCTTCAACCATTTCAGTTGTACCAGTTCTTCGTAGGTCAGATAACCGTAGATCATCAGGCAAACCAGCCTTGCTGCGTATCATCTTAGCCATGCGTGGTAGATGCGTCAGTGTATAAGGCTTGTACACGCCCTTCTGAGGCCGCACAGAGGGTGCTACATACTCTTGGAAGCCAAAGTCCTCTCTCTGGGCTACCAGCATCGAATAAAGGGCATCTGAGATGGGTAGAAACACCTCTGCTCTACGCTTTGACTGCTCAATGTACACTGTCTGCTGTTCAAAGTCTATGTTTGACCATTTAAGAGTACGCATATCACCTAAACGCTGACACCATTCATATGCCATTTGTGCAATCAGCCCCACATTACGTGTATCAAAGTCGCTGTAGGCAGTATCAAGAAACTTCTTTACCTGTTCCTTTGTCCACACTGTCTTACGTCTCACTGGTGTACGTTTTTTGACAGCCACAAATGGATTGGATATACACAATTCCATATGCACTGCATAGTTGAATATTATTCTTATGGTAGACAGCAAATGGTTAGCCATGTGTATACCTTTAGTACACCACTGATTGTATGCTTGCTTTGCCATACGTGTAGAAATTTTATCACACCTACGCTCCGCAAGGGACTTGCCCTCGACTTTAGTGCCGAGAGCAATGCCCATGAGGTATGCATAATGTGCTTTAGTTTCATCACGTAAGTAGCTGTAATCATGAGATATAAAGTACTCATCTGTTGCTTCACGTAGTTTCATTGTACAACCTTTCTTGTTTCTTTTTTAGGTACTCTTCTTTCCGAAGTCTTTTTTCTTCATCCCAAATTTCCTGCTGTTTCTTCTGTTCTTCTGCGTACCTGTTAAGAAACCTGTCCACAAAATCTACTATACCCTTACTAGAAAAATGTTTTTTTATTGTTCTTGTTTTTATAGCCCATCTTCCTGTAGTCCAGTAGTAAACGTAACGAACATTTGCATCGTTCCACAAAATAAACATGGTAGCACCAGCCCGGTATTCATGAGGGATGTCCTTTTCTTTTAGGTACTCAAAAACAAATTCAAGACTGTCCTCAGTGTCTCGTCTAAAGACAGCCTCTCCTTTGCTATTGGTACGTACATACCGATAATCTGACATTATGCAGCCACCAATTGACGGAACTGAGGTGTTTCAATCCAACGTGACACATCATGCTCTCTGCTGAACATTGACACAGCATTGGTATCATTACCTGTGTTACGCAGGTTGAAACCGTTGCGGTCATCAGCATATGTAGCATAGTTAGTAAACGCACTGTATAATGCAAACACGTTGTAGCCACGCACAGATGCTTCTTGCTGGAACAGTGAGTACATTTTCTCAGACTTACGGTCAGACTTCATGATACCGTCCAGTGCAAGCTTTACAGTGTTAGATGAAACACTCTTAGATGCCCAACGCTGGTACTCCTCTGACTGTGCATAGAAGTCGGTTACAGACCGCTTGAGTTCACGTATAAAGGTATCCATGTTAAAGTTAGCAGTGTTCTTCCTGCGTACCTTGTCATGCTCACCTGTAATCATACCGTTTGTACAAAAGAAATCGATAGACCCAAAGAACACCTGATTAGAACATGAACCATCAATACCATGTAACGCAATGATACGCTGTCCAATAGTTGTCTCATGCTTGTCAGTGACAATCTTAGCTGTCACCTCTGGCAGTCTCATATCAAGCATAGCCCAAGCATTTTTACGTGCAGTACGCCAATGCATATTCATATTGTCGCACTCAGCCTCACCAAGATGCTCTGTAACGGTATTGTGGATACCCTCAAAGAAGTCACCATGACTAGCACAGTTAAAGCTGTTTCCAACGACACCGATGTATTCACCTGTGTCACCGTTGATGACATACTTCTTGTCCTCTACCTTTGTAGGTTCAAACTTTACCTTGAAGTTTAACTTCTCTGGTACGAACTCGTCAGCAGTCATTGTAAATGGGGTAATATCTAATGGCATATCTAGTCTCCTTTCTGTCCAAAGTTTGGACAATTTGCCTATGGTTAATTGATATTTGAGTTGTACTATTTTTTAGATTTTTTGTCAACTCTTTTTTGTACAACTTGATAGTCAGACCAAATTTGTGGACGACCATGCTCACATTTAGGTTGCTCAAAACCAAAAGTGTCAGCAAGTATTCTATCAGCATAATCCAAATCCTGTATATGTCTATAACTGATGTCACATTTTTCGTCTGTAGTTCTGTTGATGTCTTTAATTGTATTAACAATCTCCAACAATCTTTTCTGGTCAATATTATTAGTCATGCTACTTCTCCTTTCATCCATTGTGGCATACTACGTCCTTTGTTATAACGTGCAAACTTGGTTTTGTCAACCCGATAGAAAGCACGATATGCTTGTACAGGCCAGTTCTCGTCTGTTTTTAGCTGGTCATGCCCACTGAAGCATTGTGGGTGTGGGGTCACAAAGTTTGTCCAATCAGGCAAGAAACAACTACCTGCTTTTAATGCTCTATAATGTTTACCTGCCCCATGATGTTTGCCATATCTGTGCGTGTACTCTCTCAGCATTGCGTCATACAAACTAAAAGCATACTCATAGTTCTTGCGGCACTCCATTGCCCACAGTGTACATGGGTGTTTCTGATGTACTGGTTTGTACAAGTTGTATTGTTCAGCGTAGTCAGGTGCGTGTGTCCATAGCGTTGTGCATAGCATCTGCGCTTCTTCCAATGGCATCTTCACAATGTGTTGGTCACATAGTGACTTGGCTATTGCGTCTACGCTGTCCTCAATCAAAAATCTATTCATTCTACTGTCTCCTTTGTGAATATGCCAACGGTATTTTCGGCTAAGTCTCTGTCACCTCGCCTGTAGTATATATCTATAACAAATCCTTCAGCAAAATGCAAGCGTGTGCAATCTCCATAGTCTTCGTCATATAATTCTTCTCTTTTTTCTATGCTATACATACTTTCTTCAAGATACATCTTCATTCTCCTTTATTCTAGGTATAGTACCCTCATCAACAGCCATACCTATATTTTCTTCTGGGTAGTATACATACACTACACTGCTACAATTTGGACATGACAAATTCGTAACCATACAGTAATCTTCTTCTTCCTCTGATATGTCATGGTCTCCACCCCATATCAGTTCAGTTTTACAGTGCCAGCAATTCATTTGTCTCTCCATCCTATATATAGCATTATAAATATACCTGTTAGGTATGTCAATAATAGTCCTATGTTAAACATTTCTTCACCTGTCATGCTGCATCATCCTTTCTATTCTGATTGCCTGTGTGTTTACCATGACAAGGTTTGCAAACCACACGACACTTATTAATCTCTGTTTGTATAACGTGCCATGAATACTGTGCTATCTCGCCTATGTTGTGCAACTTAGTTGTAGGGTCAATGTGGTCAAACTCTAACAGCATGGCAACGTGCTTGCGCCACTTCTTTGCAAACTTGTGTTTGCCAAATCCGCACACCTCACAACCTTGCTCTAGTTTAATTGATTCAATTCGTGTTTTTTGTAGTTGATATCGCTTCTGGTCTCTTTTCTTTTTGTCCTTTAAAGACTTTTTCCAAGCTTTTGGCTTGCGCCATTCAAGTCCACCGATTAGCTTATCATTCAAACCCCAGAGTATCCTGCCATCTGAACGAACATCTCCACGAAAAACAGTTATGTTGTAATCTTCTGCTGTGTATTCCACATTGACCCCCTACATTTGTCCTAAGTTTGGACAGATTAACCTGCCTCTAAGTATCTCCAATCGTCACGCCTTTGCGCTTGGTACTTAGCCTTACGCTCTTGCTGACGCAACCTACGGACACACTTACTCTTCACCCTTGGTTGCTTCTTTGCTGAGATTTTCTCGAAATTCCTGCTCGAATGCATTGCTCTTCTCCTTCTTCCTGTTATACTTTTTCCTGTCAGGCACAACCTGTGTGCGCTTACGGTTCTGCATCATAGCCTTTGCTATGGGATTTACTTTTCTAATCATGCGTACACCTTTGGTCTGCCCTCATCATTAGTAGTACATAGCACAACTGAATAGAGTTGTCTAGCCTCTTCACCTGTATCTCTATCCTCAAAGTAATCCATCTCATATGGGTTGTACCATATCTCACTACCAAAGTCCTGCATATATCTTAGGTCAGGCTGATGCTCAGAGATATTGCCCACTACAAAAGCATGAACATTTTTCTTGCCCTCTTTGCGTACACGTTCCTGACCTGCCTTGCGTACCACAAACTTAGCTTGTCGGATAGCCAACTTGTCCTTGTGTAGTATGACCAGCCCGGTCTTAGTGTCCTGTACAGACCAGCATC